ACAGCAAAACCATGGGCAGGTGACTCAAAGTCAAAGGGTGACCCATTCAAAACAACACAAAAAGTACAAGGAAGTGTGAATGAAGAAGACATCGCATCAGCTGACACTATGGATGCTGGTATGGGTGAAATGGAAGAACAAAAGAACGTTGGTGGTTTCGTACAACAAAATTCAGTAACAGCATCAAACATTCCTAACACAAAAGGAAGAGCAGCAAGAAGCCAAAGAGGAACAGATGTTAAAGTTACAGGTAGTGCAGACCCACGTTACTCTTCAGCAACAAACGAAAGCAAAGAATTGAAAGCCATTAAGAACGAAAACAAAGAACTTAAAAAGGCAATCTTGGAACTTCGCAGCAGTTTGAACGAAGCCTATATCACCAATGTAAACCTTGGTAAGATTACAAAATTGTTCCTTGAAAACGCAACATCTCAAGAAGAAAAGGCTGACATTGTTAACCGTTTCACAAATGAGGCGAAAACAATAGAACAATCAAACGCTCTTTATGAGTCAATAGACAAACAATTAAAGAAAAAACAACAAATCAATCTCAATGAATCATCAGCAACTGCTAATGGAACCAAAGAGTTAAATGAACAAAAAATCTATAAAAGTAACGATTTATTGAAAACAATTGACCTTATGGGCAGAGTTTTGAATTGTTAATACTATTTATTAAACAAAAAAGAATAAGTAAAATTAAAAATAAGTAAAATGAGAGAATTTTTAGCATCTGGTCAAGTGGGTAATATCGAACTCAATGAACAGAAAAGAATCAGAAAAGAAATTAATGAACGTTGGTCTGCTCTTGGCATGGTTGACGGTCTTAAAGGAATAGTCAAGGAAAATATCGCTACATTGTACGAAAACGAAGCAAAGGCTCTTCTTTCAGAAGCAACTGCTTCAGACAATAGCGGTTCATTTGAAACTGTTGTTTTCCCTATCATCAGAAGAGTTTTCAGCAAACTCCTTGCTAATGACATTGTTTCAGTTCAAGCTATGAACCTTCCTGTTGGTAAGTTGTTCTTCATGCTTCCTGTAACTTCAGAAAGAGAATGGGATTACTTAGACCAAAATGGTAGAGTCCAAGACGGTTCAGTTGGTCGCCACAAGGGCCTTATGGGTTATGAAAGAACCGACAGAAGAAATGGTAGCACATACAACCGCTTCTATCTTCCTGATGAAGTAGTCAATGGTATGGCATTTGAATATACCACTAACGGTGGTGTTACTTGGACTGACGTAGCAGACGCTACAACATACGATGAAGCCGTTCAAGCAACAATGGCAATTGACAACGCAATCGTAAGACAAAAAACTCCTAATGTAACAAAATACAATAAGAGAACTCTTTACGATTTGTTCTACAACGACTTCTTGTATGACAACTCAAAGGGTAAAATCCGTATCAGAGTTTCAAACGATGTAACTCCTGTTATGTTCGTTGACTTTGAACCTGTAGTAATTGACGGAACTAACGTTAAGCCACAAGCTTACGCTGATGGTACTATCAGGAATATCATGCTTAAAGTTAAAGGTTTCTCAGCCTACAACGCTGGCAAATTGACAGGTCCTGACGGAAATGAAATGGACACTGAAGCCTTCCTTGCTTCATTGAAAGTCTACGCTAACGAAGCAATCACTTCAGAAAGCGGTAACACTTCATTTGAACAATATGAAGGTATCCCATTCAGAATCGTATCACAAAAATACGGTAAGGGAATGGTTGAATATGGCAATCCTTGCCAAGCCGATGGTTCAATCTTGATTGACCTTGACCTTGCAAAACCTGCAAAGAAACAAGGTGCTTCATTGGACGGTTACCTCGGTATTGACTACACTGAAACAATCGACCCAAGTTTGTTCGCAGTCGCTTGGTCACAATACGACTCATTAGAACTTGAAACTGAAATCGGTGAAGTTTCATTCAAACTTGACAGTGTAACTGTTGCAGTTGAAGAAAGAAAACTTAGAGCAACTTGGTCACCTGAGTTGGCACAAGATGTCAGTGCTTTCCACAACATTGACGCTGAAGCAGAATTGACAGCACTTTTGTCAGAACAAATCGCTGCTGAAATTGACCGTGAAATCCTTAGAGACCTTAGAAAGTTTGCTCCATGGCAAGCAAGATGGGACGTTAACGGTTGGAGAAGACAAGCTGGTTTCTCAACTAACTACACTCAAAAAGACTGGAACCAAGAGTTAATGACTAAGATTAACCAAGTTTCAGCACAAATCCACAAGACAACTCTTCGTG